TATATTTAGACTCAACCGAGAAGCCGACACCCGTTCCGCATAACAAAATAAACATCGCCTCGTCAAACGACTTAACGTCATCAACAGGTAGGTACGAACAATTGTAAACACATGTGTTATCACGATCTGCACTCTTTCCTGCCGTCATCATGGCGCGCATGGACGGCATCAGTTCTAGGTTAACAATAGAGTTATATAACTCAGCTTTTAATTCTGCATTGTCAGCAATGGCAGGGGTACGGCTAAAAATGTAATCTGTAAAACGTGTTACTGTCTCTGGCCATGTCTCACGACGACCTTTGTCATCTTGGTAACGGGCATAACGGCTGGCGGCAATGTATTCTTGATACTGATCCATTTATTATTCTCTGTGTTATATGGTGGATGAAAAAGGGAGGCCATCGTTTCGATGGACACTCCCCGTGCTGCAGGTACTACTAAAAGGTGAGGGCAGTATTTAGGATACTTTTTTAAGTGCAACGACCTTCAGCTGTGCACCCCTCATTGATACTTATACTGCGAAGTCTGCTGCTGCGGATGTAGAGCCACCGAACTTCTCACCGTCCTCTAACTTCTGGACGTTGTTAAGTCCTGCTGCAATGCCCTTAGAACCGCTTGTATCGTACGGATACAGTGTGATCGAGGCACGGCCATAGCAACCGCTGTAAAACTCACTTGTGTCAATGATTGGGTTTAAATCTGCATCAACAATGCCTGGGCGCTCGTTAGAGCTGGCGTTGATGAAATAATGACCAGCGTATGCCGCGTCATCTTTTTCTGCATCACCATCACGTAAACCGCCTTTAAGAACCTTAGGAACCGAGCCACCCCATACAGCAGCGTTAGCTGTCTTGGTATCCTCGAATGCCTTCTTAAAACGATTAACAGTATCTGTATCTGATTTTGGGATCAGAATAGAAACAGAATACTTTAAAGTACCGTTAGGTGTCTCAGCTGGTTGAAAAACATTAGCGTAAGAAAAACGTACTTTGCCAGTTACAAACTTGGTCTTGATAGATTTTGATGCCATAATCTTTAATTCCTTTTTTACTTTAAGACTGAACTTCAATCGGGGCCAGTCTGTCTACCCGTACACATATTAATGCAAACTTCTACTACTTTTTTGTTTCACAATGTGAAATAATTATGAGTCGTGCAATATGCCTAGCTCGCCCATTGCTTTTTGCATTGCCAGGGCCTTTACAAAGTCTGAACGTATCTCAAACTCATGCAACATATCGGGTTCTTCTGCCACATAGTCTAGCACCTCATCAATTGACATCCTAAGCTGCATCACGTTTTCACGCTGCCCACTCCCTGGTAGCCCATCAAAGTCTTTGATAAACTTGTCTATTAAGAAATCTGGAACATCAAACTCTGATCCATAGCACGCTACCCGCATATTGTCTCCTATTTAGCGACCATTACCAATCCAATATTGCCCATGGCGTAACCTAAAAACATGATGCCTGTACCAATCCCACCTTTGTAAAACTGGTCGCAGGCCACCACAAAATACACCACACCCATCGCCGCTATTAGCCAGGTACTCACGCAAAATCCTCCTTCGCGTCTTCCTTGCTGCGAATCAATTTAGGGGCACCCTCAGGCCTCTGTACAAGCTCCCCGAGCCACGAGACTACCTGACCCTTAGGACCTAGCTTCTCGAGCACTGAGATTGATTTGAGCTTAGGCTGCTCCCAGATTACCTCCGGAGACATACCCTTCTCTACCAACACCGTTGCCGCTAGTTGTGAGTCGCTGATCTTTCGGTGCGTCACTGTCATGCCTAGCTTGTATCCCGGTGGTATTACTCCCTGATCTACTGCCCTGTTTAATGCAAACTCTTCTACGTCGTTGACCCAGGTTTTTAAGTTTTGGGCTTTGGTGAGGACCTGGCTGACTTCTTCTTCACTGAGGAGGGCCGGCTCTTTAAACTCTTGGCGGGCGAGCTCGGTGTTGTAGTCCGACCGGGCGCGGCACTGCGCTTTTGCACGGCAGAATCCACACCACTCTCCGGGGAGGAACTCGCCTGCGCCGCTCCACGCTTTCTTGGCTTTTGGCTTGACGAAGTAGTTGGCCCAGTCGACAAGTTTACTGATCGTGGTACCATCGGTACTGATACTGTCAAGTCGGGGCTGATGTATCGTGTAACTGACCTCTTTAATTTCTGGGAACTCTTCTTTGAACTTGGAGTAGGCTCCAAGTGCGTAAAGTCGTAGCTGCGGGTTATCTTGCGCATGTACCGGAATGCCTTTTCCGAACTTGAGGTCGATGACGCGAATGGCGTGCTTAGAAAGTATAACCACATCGGCCGTACCAAAGCCGTCAGGTACCCAGTCACTGAAGTCAACGCGCTGTTCAAATAGCGGGTAATCTCCCTCGCCGATTTGACTGCGGACGTATAGTACGTAGCTATCGACGTGAGCCTCGAAATCGTCGTTGTAGTAGGGTGTTGCTTTGATGGTGCTAACTTCATTTTCATACTCCTCTGTTCCAATTTGTCCAAAATGGTATCTTAGTTTTGCTTCTGCCAGTGTGTGGGCCGTTGTGCCTTCTTGACTAAAGTCAAATGCTCCGGATCCACGTTTTTGTTCTGGTAGGGTTGCCTCGAGCTTAGCGCTCGGTGTGCAGGATAACCATCGCTTGGATCCTGATGCGCTTAGGAGTGCGTGTGCCGTCATTTTTGTCTTTCAAGTCTGTTTAATCGTATATATAATAATGCAAAAAAGGGACCCTTTTGAGTCCCCTTTTTGGTTAAAACTGAAAATAAATAAAATTAGGTTTTTAGGGCGGCAATCAAATCTGCAATCTCTTTATTGAAGTCTACCTTAATCTCTGCCTTGACGTCTACCTTAGTATCACGGGTCTCCCTGTAATCCTGTTGAAACTGTCCACGTAGGGCGATCTCTGCAAGACGGCTGTTGTAGCCCTTGTTTTCAATGTTTGCCAGGAGCTCACGCTCCCAGTGTGCCTGTGAGTGTACGAGCGCCATGTCGAGCGCCTCGGCAAAATCTGGGTGACTCTTTTTGTATGACTCTGCCGTTGTCTTAGATATACCTAGGTCGCTCCAGATCATCTTTTGTGATGACCCAAGTTTTCCTAGCTCTATCATGCGCTGACACATAGCCGGGTCATACTTTGATGCTGTTTTTTTAGCTGCCACATTTCCACCTTTTTAAACTTGCTGCCTTACGAGTTGGCTTGCCGTTCTCGTCTTTCATTGGGCCGGGCATGCCGGACATTCTTGCACAGAATGAATCTTTACGTGCACCACCTTCTGGCTGTGGTGCCTTTAAATTTGAGCCGGTCGCGGCATTATACTTAGCACGACCCTTTGCTGTTAAGCCAGCGCCTTTAGATACTGGTAACTTTTCACCGCGTCCTATTGCCAGGGATACACCGCCACCTTTTTTCATTGTTGCTGTTTTTGCAGACTCAACGAATGCTTGTTTGGTTGGGGCACCCGGACTACCAGGCTTGCGCATCTTCTCGCCTGAGCCAGCTTTTATGCGTGCCTCTTTGGCGTGGATGTTTGCGTAGAGTCCGGGTTTAGTTGCCATTGTAAAGTTTTCGCTGTTTATTGTAAAGAATTGGTAACGGGCTGGGTTGAGGCTTATCAATCCTATCCAACCCTACGATTCCCCGTTACACCGGGTGGCCTCGATTTACCAATACGGCTGATGACTGTTTACAGTGGCGAACTGCTGGTCTCAATCGGGTTGAACAGCCGTACACGTTGGTTTCGAACCCAGAGCGCGACTTCATTCTGTGTGACCGATCTTTATAACCCAATCATCATGCGTATTGGAACTAGGCAGGAAATCCCAATCTTGGAGTTGGTTACCTACGGGTCTGGTGATATTAAGTGCCGATGCCTCCGGTCACACCTTGCCTAGCAGTACTACTTAAAATATTACTGAAACACCTGACATCTTTTTAACTAAGCCTGTCAGTTCTTTGGTTGTCTGACCACTTACAAAAGTATTGATTTCAATAGCCTTGTCGATGATCTCTTCCATTGTTGGGAACTTTGGAGCGAGTTCTACAGCCTCTTTGGATGTCTTGTTGAGCACTTCCCATGTCGCCATGTTGGCCTCATGCTGTTTAACCATGAGGTCTTTTGCTGTGTTAAATACGGAAAAACGTAGTTCGAATGGATTCATTTTGTTACTTTCTATGTATGTTGTGTGTGATGTGTATAAAAAACGCCGGATTCTATGCAGGTGTCCGGCAACCTGTAGCTTTTTTAAGGCTAGGGTAGATAGGGGCGTCTCACGACGTTCCTATATATAATAATGCAAATTATTGCCTAAAACCGCCCTAGTCTGGGATGATGATCGTCTTTTTTGGTTTGGACGGCGGGGTATTGGCCCCGTGCTCTTTACGATATCTTAGAGCATCGTTTAGCATCATCTTGGTCATCGCCAGGGCTTTTTCCTGGTGCTCCTGCTCCATCTGCTCGGTGGTCTGTTTAGCCTTGCGCTCGACCTCCTTGATGATGTTGTTGCTGATGCCTGCGTTACGCAGTAGCTGTTTGAGGTTCATCTTTTGTTTCCTTTTTTGCCACTAACTCATCCACCTGGGGGCCAGCCTGTCGCTGAATGTCGTTAATGAATCCTGCGGAGGCAATAAACGGGGCCTGACCTAAAATTTGCAGGAGGCCGTTGATTGCCGCCACTGTAAATTGAAATGTCAAAATCTCGTTATCTAGGGTGCTGTCTACTACTTTAGTTTCTTCTGTCATTTTTTACTTCCTTTCTTAGGTTTTAAATAATCTATATCGCCAAACAAATTATGTCGTGCTGCTAACTTTTCTGGGTCTGTGCAGTACTGGTTCAATTCCATTTTACGGTAGTAGGTATCCAGTAATGCCTCCATACGCATTTCATGTAACACCTTGATACCTAGTACCGCGTTACTTACTTCGTCCTCTGTCATCGGTTTTGGGTTGTCACCGTGGTACTTAAACAGTAGTTCAAGGTCGTCACTTGTCTGCCACGCTAACATAATCGCCGACTCTAAATCAATCTTTGGGTTCATTTTTTACCTTCTTTGCCTTTTTAATGTCGGCTTTAAAGTCTACGCTGTACCAGCCGCCAACTATTTCTAGTGCCGGTAATAGTTTTTCCCATGAGGCGACGTCATCTTCGTGCCAGTTGTTGCCATTTTTCATCATCCTTGACACGTTGACATAGCTCTGCGCTAGGTTGGTTCTAGTAATTTCATCTGCAAAATCATCATCTAATTCTAAATTCATTTTCCACACTCCGGATCTACTGCGTTGTTAATCTTAATGCGCTTGGCTATCTCCCTGCCGATATACCACTGCGCCTTTCGTAGGTCTTCTACTGCGTCCTTCTTTAAGTCACACCGCCAAATATATTTAAGGGCATTGCCAAGGTTAAAGTCCATGTGCTCAGTAATCTGAATACACTCGACGCCGCTTGGGTGCTCTGTATAGTGCTTAGGATGATTTACTGGATCGTGCATCTCTTAGCTCCTTAATTTGATTTTCCATAGTCTGTAGCTCCTCCATGCTGTCGCACACCCAGACCCCCAATAAATCTTCAAAGCGGCTGACATCAATATCTTCCACACCGCAAATCGTTTCCATAACATACTTACCCTTATAATTATGCTCTACAATGAAGTGACTCATACGCCCAGCTGTCCTTTTATAAA